CAAAATAACGTACAGCAAGTAACTAATTATGTTGGTAATATTAGTGATCCAACAGAAGCAGCTGGAATAATGTTAACAAAACTTTTATCAAAAAAACTAGCTATAAAACCTGGATTTGGAGGATATTTAGTTAATCTTAAAAAAGATGGCTCAATGGCCTTTTGGCAAATAAGTGAAGAAAAATTAAAAAATACCGAAAACGTACTTAATAATACAACTATTAACCAAAGTAAAATGGGGTTAAATTATAGTAAAGTATTCGGGTAAAAAGTTATGAGTCAAAATATCAAAAAGATAATAGCACAAGAATATATAAAATGTGCTAAACAACCTACATACTTTATGCGTAAGTATTGCTATATACAGCATCCTACGCGAGGTAGAATATTATTTAACCTTTATCCTTTCCAAGAAAAAGTATTAAATCTCTATAAAGATAATCAATATACTATAACTTTAAAGTCTAGACAGCTAGGTATATCAACCTTAGCTTCTGCTTATTCGCTATGGTTAATGTTATTTCATAAAGATAAAAACGTACTAGCTTTAGCAACAACACAAGCAACTGCTCGTAACTTAGTTACAAAAGTAATCTTTATGTATGATCAGTTACCTAAATGGTTAAAACTACCTGCAGTTGAAAAAAATAAATTATCTTTAAGATTAAGAAATGGATCAAAAGTACAAGCTAAATCTTCTAATGCAGATGCTGCTAGATCGGAAGCAGTATCGCTACTATTAATAGATGAGGCAGCATTTATTGATAATATTGAGGAAACCTTTACTGCTGCTCAACAAACATTAGCAACCGGTGGTCAATGTATGGCTCTATCAACACCTAATGGTATTGGTAACTGGTTTCACTTAACCTGGGAAAAAGCTATATCTGGTGAAAATTCATTTCTTTCTATTAGATTACCTTGGACTGTACATCCTGAAAGAGATCAAGAATGGAGAGATCAACAAGATTCTGACTTAGGACCTCGTATGGCAGGTCAAGAATGTGATTGTGATTTCTTGGCTTCTGGTGATACCGTATTTGAACCAGATGATATGTTATACTATGAAAAAACTTACGAGAAGGAACCTTTAGAAAGAAGAGGAGTTGATGGTAATTTATGGATATGGGAAGGTGTTGATTACTCTAAATCATATATGGTCGTAGCCGACGTAGCAAGAGGCGATTCAAGTGACTATTCAGCTTTTCACGTATTTGATGTTGAAAACTGTGTACAGATAGCAGAATATAAAGGTAAGCTATCACCTAAAGACTTTGGTAACGTACTAGTAGGAATAGCTTCTGAGTATAACGATGCTCTTCTAGTAATAGAAAACGCTAATATAGGCTGGGCTACTATCGAACAAGTATTAGAAAGAGAATATAGAAATCTATATTATAGTTCTACATCTAATATGGAATCAGTAGAATCTTATATGCATAAGTACGAAAGAGATAAATTAGTTCCTGGCTTTACTATGTCTATGAGAACTCGTCCTTTAGTTGTAGCTAAGATGATTGAATATATAAGAGAAAAATCGGTTACTATTCAATCTAAGAGATTATTAGGTGAAATGAGAGTTTTTGTATGGAAAAACGGAAAACCACAAGCTCAAGATAGATATAATGATGATTTACTTATTTCTTGTGCAACTGCACTTTATGTTAGAGATACTGCTTTAAAACTAAGACAACAAGGTATGGACTTAGCTAGAGCACAACTATCATCATTTTCTAATTTAAATGCTAAAAACCAAGTAATCATGAAAGCAGTTGGAAATAAGAAAGAAAATCCTTATCTTTTAAAGACGCCGAGTGGTGAAGAAGATATCACTTGGTTATTAAAATAGACTATTTATATATAAATTAAACGTTTAATGGCAGATACTTCATTATTTGGTAGGCTTCGAAGATTATTTTCTACAGATGTAGTAATAAGAAATATTGGTGGAAGAGAGCTAAAGATAGCTGACGTAAATCAAATACAAAGAACCGGGAGATACCAAACAAATTCATTAATTGATAGATTTAGTAGATTATACATATATAATAATAGAAATATATTTAATCCTAATCTTAACTACCAAACCTTAAGAATCCAGCTTTATGCAGATTATGAAGCAATGGATACAGATCCTATTATAGCATCAGCATTAGATATTCTATCTGATGAAGCTACAGTAAAAAATGACATGAACGAGATTCTTCAGATTAAATCATCTGACGAAAATATTCAAAGAGTGCTATATAATCTTTTCTACGATGTTTTAAATATAGAATTTAACTTATGGTCATGGGTTAGAAATATGTGTAAGTATGGAGATTTCTTCTTAAAGTTAGAAATTTCAGAGAAGTTTGGAGTATATAACGTACTACCTTATACAGTATACCATATGGTAAGAAGAGAAGGTGAAGATCCTGAAAATCCTGCTAAAGTAGTTTTTCAACTTGACCCTGATGGTTTAGCAGCTTCTCAAAATCCTAGTTATTTACCTAAAAGAAAGTCTAATAAAAAAGTAATAAATTTTGATAATTATGAAGTAGCTCACTTCCGATTAATATCAGATACTCAATATTTACCTTATGGTCGTTCTTATTTAGAACCTGCTAGAAAGATTTTTAGACAAACTACTCTTATGGAAGATGCGATGTTAATTCATCGTATAATGAGAGCACCTGAAAAGAGAATGTTCTATATTAATGTAGGTAATGTTCCTCCTAATGAAGTCGAACAGTTTATGCAGAAGACTATTAATCAAATGAAAAAAACTCCTTACATAGGAGATGATGGTCAGTATAACTTAAAGTTTAATATGCAAAATATGATGGAAGATTTTTATCTTCCAGTAAGAGGAGGAGATAACGCTACTCGTATAGAAACTACTAAAGGATTAGATTATGACGGGAAAGCTGACGTTGAATACTTACAACAAAAACTATTTGCTGCTCTTAAGATACCAAAGGCATATTTTGGTTATGAAGGAGATTTACAAGGTAAAGCTACATTAGCAGCTGAAGATATAAGATTTGCTAGAACAGTAGAAAGAATACAGAGAATAGTAGAATCAGAATTAACTAAGATAGCTTTAGTACATCTATACTCTCAAGGATTTACCGGAGATAGTTTAACTAATTTTGAGATCAAACTTACTACTCCTTCTATTATATTTGAACAAGAAAAAGTAGCATTATTAAAAGAAAAAGTTGATTTAGCTAATCAAATGAAAGATACTAAATTATTCTCTACCGATTACATATATGAAAATATATTTGATTTATCTGAAGATCAGTATATGGAAATGAGAGATTTAGTTAGAGAGGATTCTAAACGTGTATTCAGATTAGCTCAAATAGAAGGTGAAGGAAACGATCCTGCTAAATCAGGTACTACTTATGGAACACCTCATGATTTAGCTTCTATGTACGGTAGAAGATCTACTTCTACTCCTAAAGGAGCAGGACCTGGAGAAGTACCTACAGGATATGAAGAACTACCTAAACATGGAGAACCTGGACCGGAAGGAGGAAGACCTAGAGAAAAAATGTCAGTTTATGGAACTAACGATAATCCTGTTGGAGGAAGAGATCCACTAGGTCAGCATGGTATGAAAGGAGGCTTCCCTTCTGATAATGAAAATGTTTTAGAAAATTCTACAGCTCAAACAGTTTACTTACAAAATAAGGAAGATCTTAAACATATAGTTTTCGAAAAAAGTGATAAGAATGATTCTAAGTTACTAAATGAAGACAATATTAAAGATTTAGGTAACTAATACATATTTATAATAGTAAACGTATATAATGAAGATAAAGCACTCAAAGTATCGTAATACTGGACTTATATTTGAACTGCTAGTTAAGCAGATCGCTGCTGATACTTTAGATAATAAAGAGTCTAAAGCAATCGACATACTTAAAGAATATTTTGCAGGCAAAACTACTCTTGCTAAAGAATATAAATTATATGAATTTATTTTAAAAAATCAAAAAGTATCTCAAAGTAAAGCAGAATCTATAATTTCAACTATTACAGAAGTTTCTAGGAAACTTAATCAGAAATTATTAAAAAAACAGAAATATAACTTAATTTCTGCTATTAAAGAAAACTATAAGTTAGAAGAGTTTTTTGGTATGGAAGTAAGAGACTACAAACCTTTAGCTTCTTTATACTGTTTATTAGAGGCTCAAAATAATGCTGAAGTAGTAGACCCTAATTTCTTAGTACATAATAAATGTACTTTATTAGAGCATTTGACTTCGCAAAATCAACTTGAAAACGAAGTTAAAGATAGCCTCATAGAAGAATATAGTAAGTATGATAAAGATTTAAAAATGCTTACCTTTAAAATATTATTAGAAAAATTTAACGATAACTATAAAGATCTTTTACCTCAACAAAAGAGAATATTAAAAGAATTTATTACATCAGTTAATTCTAATAAAAGACTTTATAATTTAGTTAATACTGAATTAAAGAGCATAATCAAAGAAGTTACTGAGTTAGCTAATAGTGTAAATGATGATATAGTAAAAATTAAATTAGATGAAGTAATAAAAGGTATTAAACCTTTAAAAAAGACTGATAAAGTTACTGACGTACATCTAATTAACTTAATGCAATATTATGATTTAGTCAATGAGTTGAAAAACTTATGAAAAGATCACAAATAGTTAGCTTAGTAAGAGAAGTGCTTCAAGAATTAGATGAAGCTAATGTTACTGGAGGAACAGCAACATTTACTCCCGGTTCAGGAGCACAATATGCAACACCGTTTGCATTTGGAAAAAGCTCTAGAGCATCAAAAGCATCTAAGAAGCATGGTTTTAAAAAAGTAAGCCGTCGAAAACGGCCATACTCAACTAAACTATACGACTATTTATAAACATGAGAGCAGTAACCGCAACAGAAAAGTATAGAGCCGTCACCGAAGGTAAGATGGCTAAGAAGGAATTCGTAAGACAGATGAGACGAGAATTTCCTCAATATATATCACAATTTAATGGATATGATGATTCTGTATCCATATTAAAAAATAAAGGATTAATTTTTGAAACTAAACCTACTGGTACTCAAATATACGATGAAAGACCTGCAGCTACTGTTGATCTTACAAGACTAGAAAGAGGTATATTTTACGAGTTACAAGAAGCAGGATTAAAACCTCCTTTTGACGTATATAACGTAACTACAGAAGATTATTTAAAAGCAGCTAAAAAAGCTAAAGATAATTTAATTAAAAATCCTACCTACTATATAGATATAGTTTCAGGAGAATCACCTGGAGTTGATAAACATGATAGAGAAGTACCTGTAAAAAGAGGAGAACTAAAAAAGGATGTATTTAACGGTCTTAAAAAAGCTGAAATGAATGAAGCTAAAAAGCTTCTAAAAGAAGGTAAATTAGAAGATTTAGCTAATAGGTTAGGAGTTCCTGTAGATAAACTTAAAGCAGCTGCTGATAAGATTAGAGATATGGAAAGACAATCAGCTCAAAGAGATGCTTTAAAAGTAGCTAAAATGGAAGACGTTCTTGATGAAGCTGATCCAGATGAGGTTGGAGAACAGTCTTTTGTTAGAGTAGCTAAAGGCCCCAATGATGTAATTGATCCAGCCGATTACGTAGATATAGCTCATGGATATTTGAAAGGCTTTAATAAATCATATAACTTAAAAGATGATGATTTAGAGAATTTAGGACGAAAAATAGTTCGTTCTTTATATAAAGGAGATATAGATAAAGCTAAGGAAAGATTCATGGAAGCTTTTAATACTATGTATGATGATGATGAAAATATAGAGCACGATTGTGCTAGTCATGTACTACATGAAAAATACGGTAAAGGAATATGCATACCTGAGCAACATACTTTAGTAAAAGAAGGAAATAAACATGTTGTTACACATTATGACGTTCTTTTTAAAGAAGGTAAAAAAGTAGTAAAAGACGTTCCAGTTAGCGAATTAAAAATTATTACTGAATCTCATCATGGTCATAAAAGAAGAAAAAATGAAGAAACTCACGACAGCGGTTTATTAGATTCTGTAAAAAGAGCTTTAGCTAATACTAAGTATAGAGATATAGCAACTAACTCTAATTATGATGATATTATAATAGATTTTATTAAAGTAACTCCTCGTGACGAAATAATGGGTAGAGATGGTGAAAAAATTGAAAATGAATTTACTGAATTTATATCTCAAAATTTTATGGGGTTAAGAAGAGGTATATCAAAACAATTGCCAGTAAATGAAGATGATTTAGTAGCTATTACAGATGGTCATTATGCTTATATTAAAGGTATTATAGATATATTAAAAACAGGTGAAGTACCACAAGACAAAGCTTATAGAAAAGAAGCAATAAAAGCCTTAACTAGTTTATTAAGAAATCCTTCTGAGATGGAAGAATTAATGGGGTATACTAGAAGAGGAGAAAAAGAAGAAGAGCCTAGACCAAGCAACTACACTAAAGTAAAAGAGGCGTATAGCCCGGGAGATATGTATTCGAATGATTTCGATTATGGTGGAATGATTAGAGCTGCAATGGCTATTCCGGAAGTAGATCCTGGTAAAGGAGCATCTGGAGAAGAAGTAGAACATATGAGGGCTATTTCTCGTTCTTTAGAGGATGTAAACTACCATACACCTAATCAAGACTTAATGGCTGCAATAGATGCTTTTAAAGAAGAAGATGAAGAAGAGGGTAACAAAGTCTTAAAAATGTTTAAAAAGAATCTAGTTAGCTATGTTAAGGAAACTGTCGATGAAAAGAAAGGTAAAGATCATGACGGAGATGGAGATATAGATTCAGACGACTATTTGGCTGCAAAAGATAAAGCTATAAAAAAAGCTATGGGTAAAGATGATGAGAAGAATGAGCAGTTAAAAGAAGCTATTAAATC